CCAGCGCCGCGAACGCCGCCAGCGACGGCGCCATGACCCGGTGCCCGCCCCGCAGCGTGCGCGGCCCCGGCTCGGGCGGCGACGGTCGTCGCCCGTCCGCGCCCCGCGGGGGGAGCGGCGCAGGAATCCGCCCGGTCATGGCGAGGAACGCGATGCACTCCGTGATCTCCGACGACGTCGACACGGCCGCGTGGTGGCGCGGCGACGGGACCCCTACCGCGAGGGCTGCGGCCCATCGGGCGTAGCGGACGGGGTCCCGCCGGAGTTTCCCTCGGCGGCCTCCAGCGCCTTCGGGCCCAGGCCGTTCACGCCGTTCGCCGCGTCCAGCAGCCGCAGGAGCACGAGCCCCGAGCGGCGCGCCAGCGCGAGCACGACGGCCTCCGTCGCCGCCGCGTCGATCCGTCCGTCGGGCTTGCGCACCGCGAACAGGTCGGTCCCGTCCGGCTTGCGCGCCGTCCACGCGACCATGCGCGCCGCGTGCAGGTCCGCACCCGCCGCCTCGGCGATCGGCCGCTTCTCCGCGGCCGCCGCACGCTTCTCGGCCGCGACGCGCGCCAGGTAGGCCGCGTCCCAGTCGTCCCGGTCGACGCCGGACATCTCGCCGAGGATCAGATCGCCGCCCCACTCGGGCACGGCGACCGTCGTCGTCCGAAGGTCCGACGCCGAGAGGACGTCCTCTCGCGTCAGCAGGCGCACGGCGTCAGGCCGCCGCCGTGTGGCTGACCGCGTTGCAGACGAACGACACGCTGTAGCGCATCAGCCCGTCCGGCTCGATCGTGTGGCCGCCCACCTTGTCGATGAAGCCCGTGTACACGTCGACCCGCGGCGTCGTCATGCCCGCCGGCGTCGGGTACGTCACGGTCGCGGTGCCCTCCCAGCCGATCGTCGGCACGGTGCCGTCGTCGACGAAGAGATCGCCCTCGAGCCGCCCGAGGTCCTGCACGCGCCCCGGCGCGGACTGCTTGACCGTGTCCGAGAGCTTCGTGGTGTCGTGCGCCGTGATCGCGTGATCCGGCACCTTGATCGCCGTCGCCTCGAGCGTCCCGAGCCCGTCGAGAACGATGGTCGCGCCCTGTCCGACGTCTGCCATTGCTCACGCTCCAACGTTGAGATTCACGTATTGGAAGCGGGCAGTGACGACCGTGACGAACCACGTCACCTCGGAGCCGTCGTCGGGCCTCACCGAATCGTCGACTTCGCCCTGAAGTTCGACGCTTCGAACCGCGATGCCGTCGCGCTCCTGCCTCGCGGCCTCGAGCGCAGCGCGCATCGCTTCGACCACCGACTCTACCACGTCCGTATCGTCGCCCCACACTTCGAAGTCGAACGTCGCGGACCGGATGCCGCGCGTTGCCGTCAGCGTCCGCTGCTCCGGGCGATCGACGCGCTTGAACACGACGTGGGGGAACTGGGGCCGCGCCGGGGCCCCGTGCGGGTAGATCCGCGCGTCCGTGGGCGAGCCGAGCAGCCCGGGCTCCGCGTCGCCACCCGTCAGCGACGCCTGCTCGGCGAGGTAGGCCCACAGCACCGATCGGATCCCCGTGCTCATGCGTCACCGCCGGTGTCCGCGGCCTGGATCGCCGCCTGCGTCAGCGCGTTCACGTTGCGCTGCAGCGCGGCCCCGACCGCCGCGATGACCTGCGCGCGCGCGCCGAACAGCGCCGCGTGCATGTAGCGCCGCCCCGCGATCTTGCGGTGCGCGTTCATCTCCGCGACCGCCTGGCGCCGCGTCTTCGCGTACGTCCGGTAGAGCCGGCCGTTCTTGTCGCGCTTCGTCACCTTCGATCCGAGGTCGACGGGGCCCTGCACCGCGCGCCCCGCGTGCCACCCGAACTCGAGCGAGAACGGGTAGAAGCCCTTGGCCCCCGCGGGAATCCCGAGCGCGTCACGGCGCGGGGCCTCGACGCGGATGCCGACCAGGTTGCGCCGCTTCGTCGCCGCCCGCAGCGTCCACCGTCCGCCCGCCAGCCGACCCGTGCGCCGCGGCGCGAGCATCTGCACCCGGTCGCGCACGATCCCCGCCCCGACGCGCAGCGCGGGCCGGATCGCCTTGCCCTGCAGCACGTAGGGCAGCCGCCGGAAGTTCGTGAGCGTGCCCTCGAACCCGTCGATCCGGACGTCGATAAACTTCGCCGCCACGTCAGGCGATCTCCGCGCAGAACGCCTCGACGTAGTCCGCCTCCGGTCGCCGCCGCACCTCGACGACGTGGAGCGTGCGCACGCGCCCGCGGTCCTCGAAGCGTAGCGCGTTCACGACCGGCGCCAGGTCGATCGGCTCCCGCAGCGTGACCATCGTCCGCACGCGCGACCCCGCCGCCTCGGCCTTGAACGTCAAGCCCGCCGACATGTCCTCGACGCGCGCCCACCGCGTATCCCGGTCGATCCACGGCCGCGTCTGCGCGCCCACCGCCGACCGCGCCGCCGGCCCCTGGTCGAGGACGACGACGCGGTGACGGAGCATGCCAGCCCGCAGCCCCACGGGTTACGGGACCTGCGCGCCCGAGTCGCAGAACGCGAGCTTGAGCCGCGACGTCGTCACCGGGTAGCCGACGCCCGTCACGCGGTCGGTGCTCAGGAGCTCGTCGAGCGCGATCACCTTGCCCGCCGTGCGGGAGACGACGTAGGCCTTGCCGAGGGTCAGCACGGCGCCGACGTCGATCGTCCCGCCCTCCTGCCCGAGGATGCGCTGCCCGGCCGCCGTCGCCGCCACGAGCGCGATGCCACGGGCGGCCGCCTCGGCCGCCGTGCCGTCGCACTGCGCGTTGTACGCCTTGCCGTCGCTCGCCTTGATGTAGTAGGCCCCGCCCTGGATGATCGCCTCGCCGGCGATCCGCTGGTTGACGGGACCGGAGACGGTGGCGATCGAGGCGGGCGTGAGGGTGATGACGGCCATTGAGGGCTCCTACTCGTTCACGGGAACGATGACGAAGGGGAGGCGAAACTTGCCGAGAAGTCGAGCGGCCGACAGCGGGAGGGGCGTCGCTATCGTTCCGGTGACGAAGTCCTCGCGATTGGCGAAGAAGGCCCCGAAGATCATGCGCACCGCCGAAACGATTCCGGCCGGGACGTCGTCCGCGTCGCCGTAGCCAGCGACGTAGGTAACGGCGACGTCGTCCATGGTTCCGCGCAGGGTCGGCCAGGAGCAGCCTGACGCGGGCGCCACGCGGGCCACGGGTCCCGCGATCGACACCTGATACTGATCGGTCGCGAGCGTCGTCGCCGTGCCGTCCGGATGGCGATAGACGACGGACGTGACCGACTGCACGGGCCCGCGGGGAAGGCGGATGAATCCATCCGACGGCCAGGCGTCCAGGTAGAGCACGAGCGTCTGCGTGATCAGCGAGCGCCCCGTGGTCCGCTCCGCCTCGTCGCGCGCCGACGCGATCATGTCCGCGATGATGCCGTCGGAGTGCGCTCCGTCGACGTTGGCCTGCGCCTTGGCGTCCTCCAGGGACACCGGCTCGGTCGCGGGCGGGGTGGTCAGGACTAGGCGCATGGGATCAGAGCGGGGTCGCCGAGAGCTGGAACGTGATCGAGGCGTCGGCGTCCGCGTCCACGAGGACGTAGCGCGCGCGCCAGGCGTCCCCGCACAGGTTGCGGATCGACCCGGCCGCGAGCGCCGATGCGTTCTCGAACATCGTCTCGGCCAGCCCGGCGCACACCTTCGCGAAGTACCGCTTCGCGCCGCCGTTGCCGAGAACCTGCGTGAAGTGCACGACGTCGACCCATTGGCCGCCGACGAGCGTCTGCACGTAGACGTCGAGCGTGTCGCCGACGTCGGTCGCCGCCGCCGTCACGTCGAGGCAGAAGGCGTACGCGGGTGCGACCGGGAGCCGCACTGCGTCGCCGTTCGCCCCGGCCGTGACCGTGCGCGCCGCGGACGCGAGCAGGTCCGCGGACTCGTACGCGCCCTTCGTCTGTCGAGCGTCGGCGGCCATCGCATCCTCCTCGTGTCAGAGCAGGGGCGGGAAGGCCCGCCCCCATGTGGGAAGCCCCGCGAAGCCTGGCTACGACTCGACGAAGCCGGCGACGCTCGAGTGCACGTCGCCCGTGGCGGTCTGGAGCTTGAACCCGATGGACTTGCCCGAGGCGACCTCGATGGGCGGGTTGAACACGGTCACGACCGTCCCCTTGCCCGCGGCGTGCCCGCCGTTGTGGGCCTGGACCGCCAGGACCAGCGCGGCGCTCGCCTCGTCCTGCATCAGCTCGCAGACGGGGTACTCGCCCGCGGTGATGTTGGTCGTCTCCCACTGGGTGATCCAGTGACGCTTGCCAGTGACGGCCGCCTTGATGGCGACGACCGCGGCGCCCGTGTTGACGACGGGGGTGACGGAACGGAACGGCGTCGCGTCGGCGGGCACGCCCGCGAGGATGAGGTTGGCGAGGCGGGTCTGCGGGTCGAGGTTGATTGCCACGGTCGAGGCTCCGAGGGGGTTGCGGTCGAGAACCCCCGGGCGACACGCGCCGCCCGGGGATCGGGGGTGGGCGGACTACGTGATCACCGTGGCGGTCAGGCCCGACCGCGGGAACCGCGGCCGGAAGCCGACGTAGGTCACCGTCGCCTCGTCGGTGTTCGTCGCCATCGTGAGGCGCGCGCCGACGTAGCGGCTCGCGTACCCGCCGGCCGACGAAAGCTGCGCGAC